GATGCGGAAAAGGAGCTGGATGCTGGCGATGAAGACAGCGGTCTTGAAATGCTTTTTTCAAGAAAGGCCGTCACGGATTCGCTTTTATCCAGGCTGATTCCTAAGAAACCAGAAAAGACAAAGGAACATACGGTGCCCGTCACCGAGCTTAAGAAGCGGCTTTCGCTTCTTTCACACTAAGGAGGATAAACAATATGACACAGATTATGGATCTTATGGAAAGACGCGCGAAGGCATGGGACGCTGCAAAGAAGTTCCTTGATGCGCACTCCGACAACGGTGGCAATGTCTCTGAGGAGGATGCAGCCACCTATGACAAAATGGAGAAAGAAGTCACCGATCTTACACACGACATTGAGCGTCTGCAGAGACAGGAGCAGATTGAACAGATGATGAGACAGCCGACCTCTTCTCCACTGACCGGAAAGCCAGGAGCTGGCGATGCATCCGATGAAAAGACCGGTACTGCAAGCAACGCCTACAGGGCAGCGTTCTGGGATTCGATCCGCAAGCGCAACTGGTACGATGTGAAAAACGTCCTTGAGATCGGAACCGATGCCAACGGCGGATACCTTGTCCCGGATGAATACGAGAAGCAGCTCGTGCAGGCGTTAAATGATGAGAACTTCTTCCGTTCCCTGGCCCATGTCATTCAGACACAGTCCGGCACCCACACCATTCCGGTAGTTGCATCACACGGAACGGCAGCCTGGATGGATGAAAATGGTCTTTATCCAGAGTCAGATGATACATTCGATCAGATCACGCTCGATGCCTACAAGCTCGGAACTGCCATCAAGGTTTCTGAAGAGCTGATGAACGACTCGGTGTTTGATCTGGAAAGCTATATTTCTACAGAGTTTGCCCGCCGCATCGGTGCTGCTGAGGAAGAGGCTTTCCTCGTTGGAGACGGAAGCAAAAAGCCGGAAGGCGTCTTTACCAAGGTGAAAGCAGACAAAGATGCTACCACGGAGATTGCAAACACAAACATCAGCTTCGATGCCATCATGGATGTGTTCCATTCCTTAAGAAGCGTCTACCGCAACCGCGCGACCTGGATCCTGAACGATTCCACGGTGAAGGCTCTTCGCAAGATCAAGGATAACAACGGAAACTACATCTGGCAGCCTGCTGTAGTTTCTGGTCAGCCGGATATGATCTTAAACCGTCCGTACAAGACCAGCATTTACGCACCGGAGCTTGCTGCAGGTAACGTTCCGCTCCTCTTTGGGGACTTCTCCTACTACTGGATCGCTGAACGTCAGGGACGTTCCTTTAAGAGACTTTCTGAGCTCTATGCGGCAAACGGCCAGATCGGATTCCTCGCTTCTGAGCGTGTGGACGGAAGGCTGATCCTTCCGGAGGCAGTAAGGGGTCTTTCCATCAAGGCATCGGCATAAGGAATCAGCGGCGGGACTTTGCTCCCGCCATTATTAAGGAGAGGTCTATATGAAAGTCACACTGGATGAAGTCAAAACCTATCTTCGCGTCAGCTCCTTAGATGAGGATGATCTGATCAAAAGCCTGATTGCTTCTTCTGAGGAGCTTGTCAAAAGTATCTCCCGCTTAACCGATGAAGAATGGGAAAAATGCGATGAAAAGGAGCAGGTCCAGATCCGTATTGCAGTGCTTTATACAGTAGCCTACCTTTATGAGCACCGGGAAGAAGCAGACCACGAAGGGCTGAACCAGACCCTTCGCGCGCTTCTTCTTGGACTCAGAAAGGAGGCGTTCTGATGAATATCGCACTTCTGAATGAACGGATCCTGATCCAGAAAGCGGAGGTCACTTCCGACGCCATCGGAAACCGCATCAGCACCTGGAAGGATTACTTTTCCTGCTATGCAGGCGTCAGCTCCGAGTCACCGAAAGAAGAAACTGCTGCCGGAGCCACCTGGGATGAGAGCCTGATCGACTTTACCGTTCGGTGGTGCAGTGAAACTGAAACCCTCCGCTCCAAAGGATACCGGGTACTTTTCCGGGACGCTGTCTACAGTATCGAAGGAATTGACCATATGAACTATAAGAAGAGAGCCATTAAGCTTCACTGCAGGAGGAATGCGTCATGAGCCAGAAAGTAAACATAGACGGCCTTGCGGAAGCAATCAACCGGGAGCTGAAGGAATACGCGCAGTCGACTTCAGAATCCGTAAAGGATGCCGTTAAGAAAACCGGAAAGGCAGTTCGAAAAGATATCTCTTCTTATGCTCCAAGAAAAACCGGTGCCTACGCGAAAAGCTGGTCTGTAAAGACGATGAAAGAAACAGCAGATTCACTTCAGGTCACCGTTTATTCGCGGAACCGCTATCAGATCGCACATCTCCTTGAGCATGGCCACGCCAAGCGAGGCGGAGAAAGAGTCGCTGCGCAGCCTCATATTGCTCCAGCTGAAGAGCGAGGAGAAAAGCAACTGGAAAGTATGATCAGGAAGGGAATTGAACATGAGTAAAATTACCTCGCTATTAGAAAAAACCGGAATCCCCTTTGCCTATGATCACTTTGCCGAAGGAGACTCCCCGGATCCGCCGTTTCTCTGCTGGCTTAATGCACAGAGCGATCACTTCTCTGCAGACGGATGCGCATACCTTAAAGTCAGCGAAGTTCACCTTGAGCTGTACACAGACCGAAAAGACCCGGCTGCGGAAAAGAAAGTCGAAGGCGTCCTGGATGATGCGGGGATTTTTTACAGCCGATCTGAAGTCTGGATCGAAACGGAGCAGCTTTATGAGGTGCTCTACATTTTTGAAATGGAGGATCAAGCCATATGGGAAACAAAGTCAAATACAATCTGAAAAACGTCTACGCAGCGAAGCTGACGGAGACCGTGAAGGATGGCGTCACTACTTTTACCTACGATACGCCAAAGCCGATTCCAGGCGCCGTATCGATAAGCCTTGATGCGGAAGGCGAGACAAAAGCCTTCTACGCAGACGGCATCGTTTACTTCCGCTCCGTTACAAACAACGGATACTCCGGCGATCTTGAGATTGCCCTGATTCCGGAGTGGTTTCGGACGGAGATTCTGCAGGAAGTGCTCGATGATAAAGGCGTGCTGGTGGAAAAGAGCGGCCTTAGTGATACGGTAAAGTTCGCTCTGCTCTTTGAGTTTGACGGAGACATCCGTTCTATCCGTCACGTGCTCTACTACTGCACAGCTTCAAGACCGTCTCTGGAGTCGGAAACCAAGGAAGACACCATCGAGCCAGGCACTGAGAAGCTTTCGATTACTGCAGACCCGCGTTCCGATGGCCTCGTGAAGGCCAGATCAGGAGATTCCACGGATGAGGCTGCCTACGACAACTGGTACAAGGCCGTCTACCTGCCGACGGAGACGGCTGCATCCACATCTGCAACTTCGGCATCGACATCGACAAGTGGAAAGTAAAGGAGGCAGGATATGCTTGAAAAAACAATCGAGATCAGCGGAAAACCGGTCACGTTCCGCTCGTCTGCTGCAATTCCTCGTATTTATCGGCTCAAGTTCAAGAGGGACATCTTTAAGGACCTCGCCAAATTAGAGAAATCCTATCGAAGCAAGGCGCAGGATTCCGAGGATCTTGAGATTGATGACCTTGAGATTTTTGAAAATGTCGCCTACATCATGGCCTATCACGCAGATCCGACGATTCCAAAGACCATCGATGAATGGCTCGACCAGTTTGAGATGTTTTCCATTTACCAGGTGCTTCCGGAGATCTTAGAGCTCTGGGGAAGTAATCTGATGACGGATGTGCAGGCAAAAAAAGGCTTCGCAGAAGTGAGCGGGAAATGACCACCCCGCTTTTTCTTCTGCGCTGCACAGAAATCGGAATTTCCATCCGCGACCTGGATCTTATTTCCATCGGACTGGTATTAGACATCTGGACAGAGAAAGCAAACGACGGTGTGAAATACAAAAGACTTGCAACGCAGGAAGATTTTGACCGGTTTTAGGAGGTGAGGATATGCCAAGCAGAATCAAAGGAATAACGGTAGAGATCGGCGGCGATACCACCGGGCTTGAAAAAGCACTGAAATCGGTAAACAGCACGATCCGCAGCACGCAGTCCTCGCTCCGCGATGTGAACCGGCTTCTTAAGCTTGACCCAAAGAATACAACGCTTCTTACCCAGAAGCAGAAAATGCTCAAAAGCGCCATCGGTGCGACAAAGGAAAAGCTCGAAAGCTTAAAGCAGGCCCAGGTGCAGGCTAAGCAGCAATTGGAGAGCGGTGATCTCGGGCAGGACAAGTATGATGCCCTGCAGCGAGAAATCGCAGAAACTGAGCAGAAATTAAAATCGTTAGAAAAGGAATCTAAAAACTTCGGTTCTGTCTCCTCCCAAAGAATAGCGGCTACCGGTGAAAAGGTAAAAAGCGTCGGAGATAAGATGGCTGACGCCGGAACCAAGATGACAGTCGGCTTCACCGCACCTGTCGTCGCCGGCGCTACTGCTGCGGTCAACTCCTACGGCAACGTCGACAAGCAGTTCAACCTGGTGAAGCAGACGATGGGAAGTACAGCAAACTCTGCAGAAGATTTCAAAGGCCTTTGGAATCAGATCGGCGAGTCCGCAAAGGCTTCTGTCTTCGGGATGCAGGATGCTGCAGATGCCACGCTGAACTTTGCCCGCCAGGGATTTACCGCTAAGCAGGCGACAGATATGCTGACTCCTGCGATGGACCTTGCGGCAGGCACGGGAACCGACCTTTCTGAAGTGACCTCCGGCCTTGGCAATGCGATGAAGATGTTCGGCGCGGATTCTTCCGAAGCTGCATCCTACTCCGATGTCTTGGCAAAGGCGCAGGCCCAGGCAAATACAAACACCTCGGAATTGTTCGAGTCTATTTCTGTTGCAGGACCGATCTGCAAAACTGTCGGATGGGACCTCCGTGACTTAGCGACCCTTACGGATGTGTTTGGAAACGCCGGAATCTCTGGTTCGGAAGGAGCAAATGCCTTAAAAACAGGCCTTGCAAGATTAGCTTCTCCTGCGAAATCCGGTGCCCAGGCCATGGATCAGCTGAAACTTTCCACCGGGCAGACCTACGCGATCTTTAACGACAACGGAACGCTTAAGGACATGCCGACCGTATTGAAAAACTTAAATTCTGCGTTTTCTGGACTCTCTGACCAGGAAAAACTGGAGGCCGCTGCTAATATCTTTGGAAAAGAGCAGATGTCCAAGTGGCTGACGCTGATCCAGACATCTCCAAAAGACATCGGATCACTAAGAAATGCGTTAGACAGCGCAGGAGGATCTGCAGGAAAGATGTCCAAAGCGCTGATGTCAGGAACCGGCGGAACCATTGAGCAGCTGAAGTCCACATTTGACGTGCTGGTCGTTACTATCGGCCAGATGCTTGCACCGGTGCTTCAAAAATTCTTTACTCAGCTCATTTCCATCATGAATGCAATCATGAACATGAACCCGGCAGCGCAGAGGATTGTGCTTACCCTGATTGGAATTGTGGCTGCCATCGGTCCGGTACTGATCATCATCGGAAAAATCGCCGCCGGAGTCGGAACGCTCATGACCCTTGCACCGAAGATCGTCGCTGCAGTCAAACTGGTTCGAACTGGCATGGCCGCGTTAAATGCCGTCATGCTTGCCAATCCTGTAGGCCTTGTGATTGCAGCCGTGGCTCTCCTTGCAGGAACATTCATCTACCTCTGGAAGACGAATGCGAAGTTCCGTAATGGCATTATCGCTATCTGGAGCAGCATCCGAGCATTCACAGCAAAGGTCTGGGGAGGAATCAGGAAGCTCGCAGTCACCACCTGGGGAACAATCAAAAGTGCAGTTCTTTCACCTGTGCGGGCGATCCGGTCTGCGGTTACTTCTGCCTGGACGGCGATACGGTCCACCACAGCTCGTGTCTGGAGCGGCATCAAGTCTGCGATGCTGACCCCGATCAACGCTGCAAGGGATCGAATCCGGGGCATCTTAAATGCCATCCGCGGCTTCTTCCCTCTTCGCATCGGAAATATCTTTAGTAATTTAAGGCTTCCGCACATCCATGTGCAGGGAGGAAAGGCACCGTTTGGCATCGGAGGGAAAGGGTCCCTTCCGAAGTTCTCCGTGGACTGGTATGCAAAAGCCATGAAGAACGGAATGATCCTTAACGGCCCGACCATCTTCGGTGCGTCATCGGAGAGCCTTCTTGCAGGAGGTGAAGCCGGATCGGAAACTGTCGTAGGCACGGAATCCCTGATGAGCATGATCCGCTCTGCTGTAGCCGGCGTTGGAAACGACGTGGCGAATGCCGTTCTTACCGCTAACCGGATCGCCTTAAGCGGTGAAGCAGGTTCCGATATCCACCTGGACGTTTATCTGTTTAAAAACGGCCCGAAGATGGGTGAAGAGATCGTGCATGCTTACGACACGTATAAAAGGAGGCTCGGCTGATGATCTACAGCACGATAAAAATCAATGGTACAGATGTCCTGCGGCCTTCTGACTTTTCTCCTCAAAGAGAAGACCTGTATGCAGCGGAGATCACGACCTGCACCGGAAAAACCATCGCTGACCGCATCGGCTGGAAATACTCTGATATGACCTTGGAGTGGGATACTCTTCCGCAGGAACAGCTGGAAGTGCTTCTTTCCATGCAGGGAGAGTGTACGATTACCTTTACGGATTCGGATGGCATCTCCCATACAGAACGGATCGTCCGCTCGTCCGCGGTCAGTACTGCGACAAGATCCACCGGAGCAGAAGGACATCCTGTCTGGAGTGATGTGAAAGTCGAGGTGAGATTTTTAGATGCCCACGATTGATGAAGAAAACAGAAAATCCATCCGGACGCCTTTTGAAGTCCACTGCGGTCTTTCCGGAAGAGATACAAAAGTCGATCTTACTTTTTCCGGGATCACCGGAGCCATCGCAGACTCCAACGCCTCCGAGGCTTTGGACAATGAGCACTGGGATATGCGTACACTTACGGATCTATCCGGAGGTGGCTTTCCGCTGGATGGAAGCTACAGCCTCTATGATCCAACCTTAACGGGTAGCCTGGAAAATGGAAAGCTCGGTCTGCGGTCTGAACTTGGAAAAGCGATCACCGTTACCGTGAATGCGAAAACCGATATTGCCGCACTTACCATCGCTGTCACCTCCGATGCAGCAGGAACAATCACGGCAAATGGAACAGACTACGCAGCGGGAAGAATCGTGGTGATCCCGGTCAACGGAAAATCCATCACGCTAACAGCGAAAAGCAGTGAAGAAGCAAGCCGGATCGAGATTGCCTCCATTACCCCAGGAATTACCTTGGAGTTTAACAACGAGAATCTGGTTTCCTGCACACTTGCCTTACGGTCAGACCTTTCCATCATCAGTCCTTCCTGGCAGGTTTCAGAAATTGAGATCCAGGCTTACTGGCCGGACGACATCTCTGAAGCGATCAGTAATGTCGGAGATGACGTTCCGGTCTGGTACTACAGCGGATATGAAGGCGATTATTCCAAAGTCCGATTCTTCTACTTGTCAGAGAAGGCTTCGATGGAAAACAATGTCATCACGATCAAGGGAGAAGATATGAGCGCAAAACTCGAGGAGAAGAACAACATCTCCCAGGTCTTAAACTCTACCGGAGGAAATGGAAGAAAGACGCTCTACAACCGGTTCGTTAAGTTCATCACGGACTCCGGGGTAAGGCTTTCCTCGCGTGAAGCTGCTCCGGAGACAAACAGCAATGCTTCTCCTTATACGCTGATCTTTGACGAGCAGTCTTCCAGAGAGATCATCGCAGATATCATGAACCTGTCTCATAACGGATCTTTCTGGCCTGCTTTCGTGGACGCCGGAATTCCGTCTGTTACCTGGAGAAAACCAGTGAAGAAATGGGACATCTACGAAGAAGACTGTGGCGACGTCGTACGAAGCGTGGAGAGAAACATCGCAAAGATACAGACGGATTCCGACTACGGACTTTTGTCCAGGGCAGCCCGCTCACAAAAGCTTGTCACTCTTGAAACCAAAAGCGTAAAGGCAGATGAAGGGTATTCCCACAGCCCTGACGGCTACTGGTGGTACCTTACGGTCAGCAATGCGAAGTCCATACTTGCAACAGCAAACCGGATCGTCTGGACAGCAAAGAAATCAACAGTTTCAAAGAAGGTAAAGGAAAAGACCAAGAAACGCTACAAGACCGGGAAAAAGAAGGGACAGCCGATCTACAAGACCGTAACAAAAAAACTGAACCAGTGCATCGTGAAAGGAAAAGAAGTCACGCTAACAAAAGAACAGTCCGCCATCATCCATTCTGGAAAACGCCCCGGGAGCACAGCTTCGGTTGATCCGATTGCGCACGGGAAAATCTACGGCGGAACGACGCTGCTCTACCCAGACTATGCGTATCTCTTCAGCCGGTCAAATATCACCGGCTCCTTCACCTTTAAGGGTGATCCGAGGATGCAGCCAAGAGACATCTTTTCTTTTCACCACCTGGATGGAAACGTTGAAACCTGCACGATTGAAACGATCACGCTGACCCACGAAGGCGGCGGGACGAAAGCGGAGGTTACATACCGGAAAGGGATCTGTTAATGTACCAGCTTCTGTGTTATTGATATATCTTGATGCTATTATTTTTATAACAATGAGGAGGATGAATCATGAGAGAAAATGAAACACCTGGCAGATGGGAAGATTATCACACAGAGGTAGCTGCAGATACCAGGTCTATGCTTACGATATTAGATGATATCGAGCGGGAAGAAGAGCCGGATACTACCGGAAGGCTTCATGCTCTGTATGATGTAGTACTTCACCTTGATTATCTGAATGAACTGTATGTGGAGCGCATTCAAATGGATCTTCTGGAGAAGACAAGAAAGTAATTATCAAATGATAAGTATTTTGATTTCAAAAGGCATCTCTCCTGGAGGTGTCTTTTTGTTTGGAGTGAAATATGGAATGGCAGGAACCAAAAACAGACTGGTCCGGAACTGACCGAGTCAAGTGCACCGACATGAACCGCATCTGCTCTAATCTGAATCTCCTCTATCCGGACGGGAAGCTGAAGGAGGATTACACCGATAATGATTTTGTAACGCTGTCACAGTGGCACCAGATACTTTCCGCCCTTCAGACGATGCTTGCAGTTACTGGACTTTCTGAGTCGGTTCCGGGAGATGAAATGACAAGCGAAACATTCAGCCAGGTGGAAACTCTCACGCTTCAGATCAGAAATCGGATTCTTTATCTGCTGGATCAGACGAAAGCTTCTGTTTACAGCGGAGAGTTGATTTATGCTGCAGATACTTATGCAACAGGATATTAAGGAGGGTACAGCATGGCTTTTATTGACAGAGTGGTTGAACACCCGGGAAGGTTTACCTTAACCAACGCGGAAACCGGTGAAGTGCTCGGAACATTTGACCTTACCCGCTCAGAAGGAACCGTTACGACGGAAGGTACGCAGCTGAACGCCGCGAATCTGAACCAGGAAATCTCAGGAGCGATCACACAGGTGACAGAAAGCATCGGAGATTCCATTGACTCCAGGCTTTCGGCTTTTAGCATTGATGCGAACCAGAACGTGAGTATGCGTAACATCCAGAGGGGAACGGCTAAAGTCAGCGCAAAGAAGAATAAGGTGATAACAAAGCACATTAACTTTCCGAAAGCATTTACAGCTGTTCCTTCTGTAGTCATCGCTCCGGTTTCCGCTGCACCGAATAAAATTTCCTCAAGTGTGAAGAATGTCACCACAAAGGGATTTGATCTGTGTCTGTACCGTTCGAGTGACACGGACACTTCATTCTGCTGGATGGCTGTCCTGTAAGAAGGAGTCGATTATGGTAATTAAGACTGAATACAACGGACAGGTCTACTGTCTGCACGGTGCCTGGGCAGATGATGAAGACGGGACAAACTTTTCTCTGACCCAATACGATGGAGCAGTCATGACCGGATCATATACCGATCTCTCGGAGACCGAAAGCACAGATCCCTCCAGATACATCTGGCAGTACATCGATGAAGACACGGGGCAGGGGACAGCAGAATCAGAATCCGATGATATTGAGGAACGGCTTTCTGAGCTGGAAGATATCTCTGACGATCTTTCAGCATGTGCCGTGATTTCTGATGTGGACATTGCCTCTACGCAGGGAAATGCAGATACGGAGATCGGAAATGTCAATCTTTTGACAGGAACCAACAAGGGAACAGAAGGGTGGTCATCCTCCGAAGATCTTGTCATGTCGGAAACAAAGGACAGCATTTACACAGATTTCGATGCTGTCGACTATCTGACTGTTACCTGCAGTACAGCGGGGGAGAACTGGATTGCATTTGCAGCTGATGACCTCAGGAAGCTGCTTTCAGTACAGACAGAGGAGAGCAGCTATACTTTAAGTCTCGATATCCGGCAGTCAGATATCTTTTCTGTTCCTGTAAACGTTCAGGATATGGATGGAAACAATGTTCAGATAAGCTTCGATCCAATCGATAACTCTTCCGACGAACCGGACAGAGATAATACCGATGCCTGGATCCATTTTGCATCCACTGCTTTATCTGCTGGTGCGGGAGAATCTTCACAGGTGCTTTTTATGGATCTTTCCTCTATGCCGGAAGGTGCGACAATTGATATTGCGAACCTGAAGGTTGAGGAAGGAGCACTGGCGACGCCATGGAGAGAGTCTCTTCAGGAGATCAATGCCAAAGCAGAAGCTGCCAAGGATGCAGCGGACGATGCAAAACAGACCGCGGATGAACTGGATGGCTCCGTTTCCACTCTTCAGGAAGACGTCTACGGAGATGGCGGAATCACAGAGACCATTACCGGGCTTGTCGGAGAGACGAAAGCAGTGACGGATGAAAATGGAGAAGCCGTCTATGATGAAATCACCTATACCGATCCGGACGGAACGACACACACCGAAAAGGTCGCAAGGACGGAGCGTATTCCTGGAAGGCTGGATGAGATAGATCAGCAGGTACAGGAAGCAGCAGGCAAAGCACAGCAGGCCCTTGATGGTCAGGCAGAGCTTCCGTCCATCAAGTCATCTACAGAAGAAGCGAAGCAAATATTAAAAGAATGGGCTTTAGATGACGGCTCCGGCAGTATCGACGGTTCTAAGATTGCAAAAGGTACCATCACCTCGGAAAAAATCGCAGCGGGAGCTCTCCTCATTTCCAACTTTTCAAAAGAAGCCTTATCGCTTATACATGAACCGCTGAAGTACATCCGGTCAGCTACTGTGGATGGAGAGTTGGTGATTGAGATTGGTGAAGAAGGATCTCCTTACAAAGTGACGATCAGCAAACAAGGAATGAACCTTTACGCAGGCGGAGCTGTCTCCGCCTTTTTTAATACGGACACCATGAAGATCACAAAGGCAAGGATCCTGGAATCTATCCGCTTTGGAAGCTCAGGTGACGGAAAAGACGACTTTGCCTTTGTCCCTCAGCCAAATGGGAATCTGTCTTTTAAACTTCTGGAAGATCAGGAAGGATAACTTATGCCAGCATCGATTACCATTGGAATTACCGAAAACAGTACTTCGGTCTCTTCGAACAGCTCAAACGTCACGGTCAAAGTCACGGCAAAATGGACCTCCGGAACTTTTGATCATAACCCGCCGAAACTCACCGTCGTGATTGACGGAGACAAATATACCAAATCTGTCAGCTTAAATCCAAACAACACGACCAGCGGAAGCAATACCATCTACAGCAAAACACTGGATATCGAGCATAACTCTGACGGGTCAAAGAAACTGACCGTCTCTGCATCATACGCAACCAGCACGAGCTCAGGAACCGTAAAAGAT